ATAAAGAATAGTAAGGGAGTTTAGGGGCGAACAACGTTCACCAAAGGGGGTACGCCAACGATATACATGAGAGAGAAATCGTCACCCGGCGCACGCCAGAAAATAGCGGTATTTTTAGCGGTAGCAGGTATAGTTCCTTGTGGTTGCATAAGCAAAACAGCGGGTGGAACATGACCACGTAAAACATCAGTAATAGATATGGGAGGAGCCGCAGCTGAATCGTAAGTAGTGGCTGGACTAATATGTGAGACGTTATAATATGGAACCTCAACTTCTGTCATTCCTTCCAACTGCTGATCAACAACAACTGCAGAAGTTCCCATGTTAGTAAGACCTCTGGTAACCAAGTTCGCCAATTGAACTGGCACACCATTAGCAAAAGCGTTAACAACCGTGTCAAAAGCATCCTGGACTGTATTATAAAGGTACATTGCGTTAAAACCTCCTTTAAGTGGTGGAGTAGTTATATTATTAGTAGTAGGTGTAATAACGTTAGTAGCTTTAATACGCATAGAACCTCGCCAAAAAGCATAAATAAAATAATAATATTCAAACATGGCAAAGGTTTTATCTGATGTAACTGTAGTAACTGGGGAAGGAACAGAAAAAGGAGCTATAATAGTTTGTGGATTGGTACTATTCATATTAGTTGAGAAAAATTGTCCAAAACGCTTAATCAGTTGCCGAATCGACATAATCTTTTCACCAATGCAATGTGCTTCTGGGGACCAATTAGAGGAAATAGCATGAGTGTCTATTGGCATGGGATGAACGCCATGTTGAGCATCATTCCTAGCTATAGCTTCGTTTTCACCCATAACTTGTGCAACAATCTTTGGTGCAACAACGGTAGGGATATTATTATCATACTCCTGTTTCCGTTCTTCTTCTCTCTGGTCATCCACAATTGTAGATAACGGTCCAGCGTATGGCACATATGAGGGTGCTGAAGGTGCCGCAAAAGTAAGGTCGGGACCGCCACTCACTTCAACTATTGTGTCTATGGATTGATATACGTTGTTTGCTGCAACGAGCTGGTTTAAAACTTCAACTCGTACTATTCCAGAAACTGCATTAAACATCATAGCATTGTCAGTACCCAACCATGATGATTCCGGTCGGATACAGAACATCCAAGGACGAGAAGAAACATAAGGGACAGTAAAAGATACCTCAGTAGATGTTCGTAAATCCACAATAATCTTCTGAGTACGAGACACATCGGGGACGCCTGTTGAAATTGTAGTATTATAATAGAAAGGAATAAAACTAATTCGCAAACGACCAGAGTGAAATTGTGTTTTAACAAACTTAAAGGTATATACAATAGAACCTCTCCAATAACCATGAGTGTTAGCAACATAACCCATATGTGTGGTGACAAATCTGTCAGCAATGTTTGTGGAAAATGGTTTGATTTTCATCGGTGTAACATAATTATCCCAGAGGTTTGTACCAGTTAAATTAGAAGTAGACCATGTGAATCTATCCCAGAAATTAGGAATAGACAACACATGTGATAGATCCATTTCATCGGCCGATGTACCAGCAAGTCCAGATTTAGTTTCTATTTCATTTTGTACGGAAAGAGCCATCTTGTGAGAAGTGTCTACACCATCAAAATTTGCCATGCGGACTTGACCTCTCAGCTTTGTCTCACACGGTAAACCTTGGACAGTGGGTTTAGAAAAACCTAGCATTTTAAAAACGTTAGAAGCTTGAGCAGAAATCCATGCCGGTCGCGTAAACAAATTACCTAAAATAAGAATTCTAGACATAGTACTTAAACCCTCTGAAATTTGACCAATACCAGCACTCACAGTACCGTTCTCCTTAAGTCCTTTTATTTCGGAAGCTACTTGTGCAAAGATTTTGTCAGGACTCTTCTGGAAAGATTTGGTTTTCCAAGTTTCACGTAAGTCTGCCTCACTAAAGTTACCCTCAATCATCTTCTGTCCGAGGTTAGCAAAATTAGGGGCACTACCAGTGAAAACGTTTGCTCCAGTAGGATACTGAACGTCAACATCTTCCAAATGAGCCCAAACTGTGTATTCTACAGAGCCCGTACCAGAAATTTGATCTCTTAATTGACTATATACAACTAGATATATTGCACCAAAAGAACCCTGTCCAGTAATAAGGTTATAATAAACGTGAGGAGAAACATAAGGTATGCGCATTTCAACTTCAGTACCTACACTTAAATCTAAATCTGTGCGTGGACAACCCGAGCGACCTTGAAGTGTAGAATTAACAAGAGAAACTCGATTCGGCATATATTGAGCATAAGGATAATATTGTAACATCAATCTACCTTGCTGGAACGGTTGAGAATTTACTTGTACCTTAACAACAAGTGTAGCTCTTAAGCCAACAAAACCTCGTAATTTCTCTTG